TGGTCGCAGACTTTATACAGATGAGAACCCTAGAGACACTGTATCTATAAAATTTGCTACACCTGCTGATGCTCGTGCAACTGTTAAAAAGGTTATGAAATTACGAAAAGCCTTTGCTAGAAAGATACAAATACTTACTGTTGGAGAACAAAGAGCAAAGGTTATGAAAAAAAGAGCAGTTGTAAATATTTTTAAAAAAGGTAAAGATACTTTAAGGAAACAGAAGAATGTCACTTAGTAAATCACAAAGGTCATTACGTGCATGGACTAAACAGAAGTGGAGAACCAAATCAGGTAAACCTAGTACTCAAGGACCAAACGCTACTGGTGAACGTTATCTACCTGAAAAAGCAATTAAGGCTCTTTCTGCCAGTGAATACTCCAAGACTTCGGCTGCTAAACGCAGAGCGATTAGAAAAGGAAAACAAGTATCTAAACAACCCAAATCGATTGCTAAGAAAACGAAAAACTATAGAAAGTTCTCTTAGATGAGTTTCTTGCATATACTAAAACCTGAAGAAAGAAGAATACTAAGACAAGTTGTTAAACGTGTTCATCTTAAACATCACCCTGAAGAATTTTGTACAGATCGAGAAGCTGATAAAGTTATTGCTGTTATTGGTCCTGAGACAGTAGATAAATTATTAAGGGTCGGAAAGAACACAAAGATTGATACAATTTAAATACAAACCTGATGGCAATGTCCTCAAGGCTTTTATGAAAGATAATACTTTTTTTCGTGGCATTAGAGGTCCAGTTGGAAGTGGCAAGTCTGTTTCTTGTAGTATAGAAATTTTTAGAAGAGGATTAATGCAAGAGCCTGATAAGTCAGGTAAAAGAAAAAGCAGATGGGCAGTTATCAGAAACACCAATCCACAACTTAGAACAACAACAATTAAGACTTGGCTTGATTGGTTTCCTGAACAAGACTGGGGTAAGTTTGCTTGGTCAGTTCCTTATACTCATATGATAACTGCAGGTGATCTTGAAATGGAAGTTATCTTTCTTGCACTTGATAGACCTGAAGATGTAAAGAAATTATTATCTCTGGAACTTACTGGGGTGTGGGTCAATGAAGCAAGGGAGATACCCAAGTCAATTATAGATGCGTGTACTATGAGAGTTGGCAGATATCCTTCTGTTAAAGATGGTGGTGCAACTTGGTCAGGTGTTATCTGTGATACAAATAGTCCTGAAGAAGATCACTGGTGGTCTATTATGAGTGGTGAAGTTCCAGTGCCTGATCATATTTCTTTGGAAGAAAGTCGTATGCTTGTTAAGCCTGATAACTGGGAGTTCTTTACACAACCAAGTGGAATGATAGAAAGAAAAGATGATGATGGTACTGTTATTGGATATGAGCCAAATAAAAAAGCAGAGAACGCAAAAAATATTTTACAATCTTATTATCCTAATCTTGTTCAAGGTAAAACAAAGTCTTGGATAGATGTCTATGTTATGAATAGGCTTGGCTCTATTCAAGATGGTAAGCCAGTTTATAATATGTTTGTTGCAGATACTCATGTATCAAAAGAAGAAATACCAGTTGCAGATGGTGTGCCACTCTATATTGGACTAGACTTTGGTCTTACACCTGCTGCTGTTTTTGGTCAAAAGGTTCGTGGTCGTTGGGTAATACTACAAGAACTTGTAGCCTTTGATATGGGTATTGTTAGGTTTGCAGAGTTACTTCGTAGTGAAATAGCAACACGCTATGGCAACCTTGATATAAATATTTATGGTGATCCATCAGGTGACTTCAGGGCGCAGACTGATGAAAGCACACCTTTTCAGGTTTTGAGAGGTGCAGGACTAATGGCAAGACCTACAACAAGCAATGATGTATCACTAAGAATAGAGTCTGTTTCATCTGTTTTAAATAGAATGGTAGAAGGTCAATCAGGAATTTTAATTGACTTTAGATGTAAAGAACTGATAAAAGGGTTTGAAGGGGGTTATCAATATAGAAGACTCCAAGTATCAGGAGAACGCTATGAGGATAAACCTTTAAAAGATAGGTACTCGCATATCCATGATGCTATGCAATATCTAATGTTAGGTGCAGGAGAAGGCAGACAAGTATTAGGAATGACTAGACCTATCGAAACATTTAATGCTAGGGTTGATTATGATGTATTTGCAAGACAACCAAAAAAACCTCGAAGACAAGGTCTTTGGGCAAGATTATAAAGGAGTAGTATATGTGTTTACCTAGTGGTGGTTCATCAAGTCCTCCACCTCCAACTAAAGAAGAAGAAGAAGCTAGATTGGAAAGAGAGAGTGCAAAAGAACAAGAAACTGCAAAAAGACGAGAAGCAAGACAAGATGTTCTTGAAGAGAATATAGCCAACATAAGAAGAGGTACTGGCAGAAGATCACTGTTGCGTGGCAGTGGTGGTGGCATTGGTTTCTACAATAGGTATAATTTATAATGCACGAAAAATCTGCTGAACTTTTATTACAACGCTATGAAAAGGCTCTTTCTGTACGAAGAGAGTTTGAAGAGTTGTATGATGAAATCTTTGAATATTGTTTGCCACAAAGACAAGGATTTAAAAATTATTCAGCAGGTCAAAGACGAGATGATAAGATATTTGATGAAACTGCTGTGGTCGGAATACAAGAGTTTGCATCAAGATTGCAGTCAGGTTTAACACCAAACTTTGCAAGATGGGCAGACTTTGTTACTGGTCAAGAAGTTCCTGAAGAAGAAAGAGATGATGTTAATAATGCACTTGATGAAGTAACTGATTATGTTTTTGAAGTCTTGCAAACATCAAACTTTGCACAAGAAATCCATGAGTGTTTTATTGATTTGGCTTTGGGTACTGCTGTTCTTTGTGTCATGGAAGGTGATGCTGTTAATCCTATTCGCTTTCAATCTATACCTTTACCTCATGTTGTTTTAGATACTGGACCTGATGGTAAGGTTGATCATGTGTATAGAGAACGCATGATTAAGAATGAAGATATAATGATTGCTTTTCCTAATGCTATCTTATCTGAAAACATTGCACAAAGAATACAAAATAATCCTGAATCAAAAACAAAGATACTCGAAGTATCCTGCAGATTATATGATGATCAGAATGTAGAGAAGTATGGTTATTATATTATAGATGTTGCAGACAAGGTTATGATAATGTCTGAAACATATGAAGGTGTAGGATCAAATCCTTTTATTGCATTTAGATGGAGTAAAGCATCAGGTGAGATTTATGGTAGAGGACCTGCTATCAATGCTTTGAGTGCAATCAAAACGTGTAACCTTACAATAGAATTAATATTAGAAAATGCTCAAATGGCAATCTCTGGTATTTATCAGATTGATGATGATGGTGTTATTAATGTTGATACTATTAATCTCGTGCCAGGGACTGTCATTCCAAAAGCACCAACCAGTGCAGGATTGCAACCCATAAGAACAGCAGGTTCATTTGATGTAGCTAATCTTGTTTTAAACGACATGAGAAATAATATTAAGAGAGCATTGTATAATGATATGTTAGGTGACCCTAATAAAACACCTGCATCTGCAACAGAGGTTGCAGAAAGAATGGCTGACTTATCAAGGAAGATTGGCTCAGCTTTTGGTAGATTACAAGCAGAGATGGTTCAGCCAGTTCTGCAAAGAGTTATATATATTTTAAAGAAACAAGGTCGTATAGATATGCCAGTTGTTAATGGAAGAGAGGTAAAGATACGAAGTGTTTCACCACTTGCACAAGCACAATCTAATCAGGATATTGTATCATTGAATAGATTTTTGCAAACTGTGGCAGGTTCGTTTGGACCTGAGGTGCTTAACATTTTAATTTCTTCTGAAGAAACTGCTGTGTATTTGGCTAAGAAATTTGGTGTGCCTGATAAGTTAATACGAGATGCTGATGAAAGACAGCAACTTATTGAGATGGCACAACAGATGCAAATGCAACAACAACAAGGAGTGATGCAAAATGACGGACAAACAACCTAATCTTGGGATAGATGGTTATCCGAGAAAGAAGCAAGATGATGAAAAAATATCACAAGATGTACTTGCTTTGTTTAATACGCCAAGTGGTCAAGAGGTTTTAAAATATCTACGTTCTATTACAATTGACGTTATTAGTGGTGCTAATATATCTGATAATGAGCTTAGACATTTAGAAGGACAAAGATATTTAATAGCCTTAATAATTAGAAGAATGAATCATGCAACATCAATAAAGAGTAAAGATAATGAATGAAGAAACAGTAAATACAGAATCTGCCACCGAAGACGCAACTACGCATAACGTGGACTCTTCCTCCAACTCGGTGGCAGATACCCCTGCAAGACCTGAGTGGCTTCCTGAAAAGTTTGCAACTGCTGAAGATATGGCAAAGTCTTATGGTGAACTTGAATCTTGGAAAGGCAAAAAAGAAGAAGATATTCGATCAGCAATGCAGGAAGAAATAGAAAAAGAAGCCTACGCTGATAGACCTCCATCAGCAGGAGAGTATCAAATACCTGATTCTTTAGATGAATCAGAAGCTGCAACAAACCCATTACTCAAAGAGTGGGCAGAGTTTGCTTGGGAGAATGGCTACTCACAAGATGAGTTTGCACATTGGGTGAATAAGTTTGCAGGATATATGCAAGAACAAGATACTGATGTTGAAGCAGTAAAAACTGCATTAGGTGATAATGCTAATGCTAGAGTAGAAGCAGTGCAGTTGTTTATGAATAAGTTTTTTCCTGA